AAGGACACCAACGATGCGCGGGTACGCGAGACGCAGATTGTCACCTCCGACAAGGCACCGCTGCTAAACAAACTCATCACGCCGATTCTGGCGCTTGGTTTGCTTGGCATCACCTTCACGCTCTTTGGCATCGTGCTGTTCCAAGCGAGTCCGATTGACCCTAGCCGCAAGGACATCCTCATCTACATCTTGGGCGTGCTGTCTGCGGTCGCTACGCAGGTTGTCTCGTACTACTTCGGTTCTAGCCAGTCGAGCAAGGACAAGACCGAAGCACTTAAGGAAGCCATGAAATGAGCCTCGTAAAAGAACAGGCGGCGTTCCTGCTGGATGTCGCCAAACTCGTTAACAAAGCGACTGAACTGGGCTTCGTCGTTACGGGCGGTGAACTTGCCCGTACCCCGGAACAGCAGGCTATCTATGTGAAAACTGGGCGTAGCAAGACGATGAACAGCATCCACCTCAAACGGTGCGCCATCGACCTTAACTTCTTCAAGGACGGCAAACTCTGCTACGACATCCCGGCGCTTACTCCGGTCGGTGAGTATTGGCAGAGCCTCAACCCCAAGAACCAATGGGGCGGGTTCTGGAAGTCATTCAAGGATGTGCCGCACTTCGAGCGCAGGGTGTGATGGCGAGGAAGGAATCGAACCTTCATTCACGGAGTCAAAGTCCGTTGTCCGACCGTTAGACGACTCGCCAGCCGTTTACCAAGTATCGCGCCAGCCTCGGCTGCACGCCCAGTTAGGGGGCGGCACGCGGCTCCATTCGTGGTGTCTGCGTGCCTTTAGGTTGCGGAACCAGTTGACGAACCATCTGACCATAGTGCCTCCGCGCTGTAGGACTGTGACGGTGATTTCCAATCTCGCGGCGGGTCGCCCGACAGGTGGCTCGGGTCAACCCAATGCAGTTTGTTGTTGGGGTAGGCGATGAGCGGCCCAGCCTCCAGCCGGATGATGTGATGGTCTTTGCTCTGGTCGCTGACCTCCGACCATCCCCCGTTGTGCCAGAAGATGCTGAACAGGTAGACCCCCGGCCTCCACACTCCGTCCCTGCCTCTAGCGCGGACACGGTGACCCCGCAGGAATTCCATCTCCCGCACTTCGGCGTGGCGGCTAAAGGAGTCCCACCAGCAAACAAGTTCTAAAGCCATTGGAGGGCATGGCTTGCTGACAAGGGCATGGATAGGCACCCTCGCCCATTGCGCCCCACAGGCTGCCATAACGCTAAACATGGGTACCCGTGCAGGTTCAGCCCGGAACCCGAAGATGGTGCAGGGGGTAAACTCCCCGCTGCCCGTCTGGTGGTCATATAGGAATTCGTTGCGGATGTACGCCGGGGTGTACGGCGTGTCTACCATGAAGGTCACAGTAGTCCCTCTCGGTTAAGTTGCGCGAGGGTTCGCGCCATGCCTTCAAGATGCAGCAGGCGCACATAGTCCCGGTCGAGGTCGGTATGCGCTCGACGGTCGATAGCATCGTGGCACGCGCTACAGGCCCATGCCCCAAGTACATCGGGCGACTTCATGCCTATGCCGGAGACTCCGGCAAGCCTGTAGTGCGCCAGCACGGTTGTCTCGCTGTTGTGATTGCAGACCTCGGGGATACGCACCATGCAGCCTCGCCCTTTTGCTTCCTTACGCAGTTTCATACGACGGCTCCGGTATCACGATGCCCATATCAAGGCACTTTGTTTCAAGAAACAGCAAGTAATCGCTGAACTCTTGTTTGTCGAGCGCAGAGGAACGCTTGAGCGGTCGCAGGCGCTTCCTGCCAAACCCCTCCAGCGTCTCCCATCCAAAACACTCACCCAGAAAGTAATCGTGCAGGTCATCACGCTGCCATCCGCGCAATGCCTCACCACCGCCCTCGAGGATGGACGGGTACACCACGCCCCACAGGAACTTGTTTTGTTGGGCGGTGCGCGGCTTCTTCCACTCCGTAACCTCGACCGCCCATGTTTTGAGCGGGTCAAGGTTAGACACCATCCGTGCCACGACAGATGCCATAGCGTCCGGTCTGGTGCCTCGCGGGAAGATGCGTTTCATCGCTCGGATGCCCTCACCCGTCCAGCCCATTGCTTCCATTCGTGGGCATATTCGACATTCTGGTATTCATCGAACCACGGGCCACCCTCGGTGAAATGCACGCAGGTCGGGTCAGGAACCTGCGCCCGTGTGTGCCAGCCCTCCAAGTAGTTGAAGGTCGGCGGTAACGCACCGATGTTTCGGTCGTTTACCCACATAAATCTGTGCAGATACATCCCGGTTTCGCTGTTCACGATTTCGGGTGTCAGTCCACCCATTGACGGATGGCTGCAATTGAACCACATAAACGACGACCAGTTTTTGCGCGGGTATTGGCGCTGTACCTGCCCGTCCATCTTTGTCAGGGATGTGGGCTTGTAGTCGTGCTGGACACACCACACGGCAACATCAGGATTGTTGAAGTCGAGCAACGGCTTTAGACTGTGCCGTACCAGAAAGTCACAGTCCATGAACAAGGCATTGCCCCTGAAGTTGCAGAGCGCAGGCACAAGGAACCGGCTGAAACTAAACTCCGTGGATGAGAACGGGTCTGGTTCGCGCCAGTACATCCCCATTTCACGGAGGTCATCTAGTCGAAGCGCGACAACCTCTGCCTCCATGTGTTCCAGAATGGACGCACGGGCCACCTCGTAGGCGATGTCCTCGCGGCTATCGTATCCGATAAAGATTTTCAAAACGGCAAATCCTCATCGTCGTTGAACTTCTCTGGGTTTTGCTCTGCCATCGTTTTAGGACGCGCAGCCTGCTTCGGCTCAAACTTGAGCGACATAAAAGCATCGCCGGTCTTACTGCTGCGCTTAATCCACGCGCTAATGTTGAGGTCAATGTTGTCAATGACGGCAGAGCCACGGTAGTCGGGAGCCTTCTCGTTGCCGCGCTTTTCGTTCTTGAAGAGCACGCCGCGCATATTGTTGTCGTACTGCTTATTCACAGGGTCACCTTTTCTAGTTTGTTAAGTTTGTCGTCCAACTCTTGCAGGAAAGTAGTTACCTCCTGCTCAAGCATCTTGATGTAGTCGTCATCACGCGGGACGCGCACGACTAACAGTTGCAGCCGCTCGGGCAAACGCGGGTCGTAGGACACGAAATCGCACCACGGTCTGCCCGTGCAAGCCATCTGCCATTGCATCTGCGTGAAGTATTTAAGGGGGGGAAGTTCTGCCAACACATACTCAAGGTGAGTAGCGGTGTTAGGGCATTTGACCTCTATTAAACCATCCTCGGCAAACCCGTCGGGGGAGGCACCAGACATTGCAACAGTCGGATGGTCTATAAAGCCGACATCCTCGACCAGTATCCCGGTCTTGGCGGCGTAGGCGGCTTTGGCGTTCGGCTCCTGCTCTGTCCCCCACTCCATCGCGGCGTTAGTGAACGAGGATGCCTTCTGGCCTGTCAGCCGCTCGACCACAAGGTCAGCCATATAATTAGCGCGACCTGCGCCATAGCCGGTCTTGGTCTTGGCAATGACATCCGCAACGCGGGAGGCTGTGACCTTGCCAAGCCGTGCGGCAAACCAATCGTCTGTACGCTGTTCCATCATATTTTTAATACCTTTTCAATAAATGATGCTGTCAATGGAACTTGTCCATCCGGTAATTCTTCGTACAAATCACAACGGTCGTATGCGCTTACGGGTCGTTGCTTTGCTTTTATGTATGGCGGCCAAGCAAACGCGCAAAATCCTTCGTCGTCTTTTTTCTCAACATAAAAAATGCAACTTCCGCAACACCGTTCCCCTTGATGTTTGCTCATGTCGTACCCCCGTTGCCCAACTCCCTTTTGCGTGCGCTGAACGCATCCATGTGCGTTGCGCGGATGGCGGGGTCAAGTGATTTGAACAAGGTAACAAGCGCAGCCGCGTCAGTCACAGACGCAATCTGCGCCAGCACTTCGGGGTTAGGCTCGACCTTCTCCGACTCTGGCAAATCCTCGCCTGCGTAAATGTAAAGGCCGAGGCCGTGCATTGCGATGGCCTTTGTAAGACAACGCATGATGGCGCTATTCACGGCAAACGCATCAGGGTCAACGATGGCTTTGTTCCTGTTATCCATGACAGGAAGAATGCAGGTCTTGATGTCGCCCTTGATTTCGACGCTGACCTTAACCATTGCTGTGCCGTTTCGCAGGTACATCACGGGGCTGTTGTCCCATTCGTGCGCCGTCCATTGTGCGCCGGGGTCAATCTTTAGCACTTCAGCCCACGCCCACGCCCATGACAGGTAAGACAGGTTGCCTTTCTTTTCAACATGGTCGTTGACATTGATTTTTAGAAGGTCTGACATTTCTTGCTCTCCTCAATCATTTGTTTAAGTTCGCGCCGCAGTTCGTTGTGGCGGTCAATATCGGCTTGCGTCCAAGTGAGGATGACCGGCTCGGTGTAGTACCGGTGTTCCTCGCATTCGCGTTGCTGTTGCCAGTCGTCCATCAGAAAGTCCTCACAGCAAGCCACGCGAGGGCGGCAAACATGGCAAACGAAAACAGGTACAGGCCAATGGTTTTCATTCGGTCACCTTGATGAGCAGGTGTGCCAGCGATTGTTCGATGGTGGCGTATTCCTCGGCGCACAACGCCAGTCGCCAAAACATATATGCGTCAACCGTGTCGTCTGCAATGTCTTGCACCAGCGCACAGTCGGCAGGGCTGCGGGTCTGAACCATCCGCGCCCATGCGGCACGAAGGGTCTTGTCGGTGATGCGGCTCTCAAGAGCGGCAAGTTCTTCCCAAATGTTCACAGGTTGTCCTCCCACGAGCGGCGGCGGTCGAGCCGGTCTTCGGCGGCCCAGTCAGCATCGCGCTCGGCTTTCTTGCGCTCGGCAAACGCTGCAAGTCTGTCGGTGTAAACAAAGATGGGGGCCGGGAGGGTCAGCCAAGTGCCGTCCGGCAGTTTGATGGAGGTGATGGCGGCTGAATCCATCGTGCCGTCGTTGCAGAACTCGAAGTCGAGTTCGCAATGCAACCCCTCGACCAGTTCGTATTCGCGTGTCATGTCAGTCATGTCTGTTGCTCCTATCTGTGGATTGACTC